CAAACAACGCTGCAAACGGATTCGTATACGTATCAGGCTCTAGAGCCGCCACTGATGGATCAAGCTCTTGGACTGCTGTTAGCGGTACCGAAGCTATCCTTGACGCTGGTTACGATAAGTTTACTATGCCACTTTATGGTGGATTCGACGGACTCGATGCTACACAAATGGAGCCTCTGATCAACAATGGACTAATCAATGGGAAAACCACTACTAACTGCTATGAGAAGTACACTCTTATAAGAGCCATCGACACAGTTGCAGATGCTGAGTTGGTTGATATGAACTTGCTGGCACTCCCCGGTATCACCGATCATGGTGTCACCGATCACATGATCAATACATGTGAACGCAGAAGAGATGCCATGGCACTTGTCGATATCAAGTTTGCATACACTCCGCGCCACGAAAGCAACGAGCCTTCCGAAGCTGTGAGAAACGCTGCAACTGGTAACAACAAGGTTTCTACCGCTGTCACCACTGTCAAGCAGAAGGGTTACAACTCTTCTTACGCGGCATGCTACTACCCATGGGTTCAGGTTAGCGCTCCAGTAACTGGATTGCCTACTTGGGTTCCACCTTCGGTTGTAGCCCTAGGCGCAATGTCTTACAGTGAAGCAACTCAGGCAGTTTGGTTTGCTCCTGCTGGATTCACCCGCGGTGGATTAAGTGAAGGACGTGGTGGACTTCCAGTATTGGCAGTGTCTCAGAGACTTTCTTCGAAAGAGAGAGACAGCCTTTATGAAGTCAACATTAACCCAATTGCTCAGTTCCCAGCAGAAGGTATTGTAATCTTTGGACAAAAGACACTTCAAGCCACGCCATCAGCGTTGGATAGAATTAACGTAAGAAGACTTCTTATCTTCATCAAGAAGAGAATTTCTAGAATTGCTTCTACCCTGTTGTTCGATCCAAACGTTTCGCAAACTTGGAACAGATTTATATCAGAAGTTGCACCGTTCCTTGATGGAGTTAAGTCGGGATTTGGACTGGACGATTTCAAGATTGTCTTGGACAGTTCAACAACGACTGCCGATCTAATCGATAGAAACACAATGTACGCTAAGATCTTTGTCAAGCCTACAAAAGCTATCGAATTCATCGCAATTGACTTCATCATTACGAACTCTGGAGCATCGTTTGATGATTAATAGTAAATTTGTGAGAGTATTGGGCTGAATACTGATGCTCTCACTATTTACTTTGAATAAACATTTATTTGGAGGATTTATAAATGGCTCAATTTTGGAATAATAGCATACTCGAACCGAAAAGAAAGTTTAGATGGCTTTTGCAGGTTAACGGGATACCATACTGGACAATTAAGAAAGTACAACGTCCGCAGTATACTGTCGGTGAAGCAGAGCACAAATACATCAACCACACTTTCTACTTTCCCGGTAGAGTTACTTACAATGAGATTGACTTTACCATTGTAGATAGTGCTGATCCTGATGCCGCTGAAACCTTAAGACAAATCTTGGGAGCGTCTGGTTACAGACTGCCTAAGAGCGAAGATATTGCAACCCAATCAATCACTAAACACGCCGCAGTCCGTGCCCTTGGTACAGTGCAGTTAGTTATGATGACTGGTGGTGGTAACGCATCTTCTACTGGTGGCGATGGTACCGTTGCAAACAATCAGAAGGCTGGTACTTTAGTTGAACAGTGGAACTTGCATAACGCTTGGGTTAAAGACATTTCATTTTCGGAATTAGATTATGATGGTGATGATCTCACTGAGATTACTGTCAAGCTTCGCTACGACTACGCTGAACTTAATAACAGTTCTAACTTCCCATCCGGCTTCGGTAGCCTTGATGTTGAAAACCCAGATCTGTCTTACGGCGTATCCGCAGGTTCTGATCCTGACAGACAAGACTAAAAAAATATTCTCTATACTTTGGAGGTTAAATGAGAAACAATGATGAGAGAACGGGCGCTGTCCAACAACCGGACAGCCCCGCCCCTGCTCAAGCACAAAAGGGGCTAAACTTAAACTTTGTTGCACCAACAGAGTTTGTCGAAATTCCCTCAAGAGGCAAATTTTATCCACAGGGGCATCCCCTGCATAATAAGCACACTGTAGAGATCAAGCATATGACTGCTAGAGAAGAGGATATTCTTACTAGCCAGACTTTGCTTAAACAGGGTGTCGCACTGGATAGATTCTTGCAATCTGTATTGTTGGATAAGGCAATCGACATTAATACTTTGTTAGTTGGCGACAAAAACGCTTTGATTGTTGCAGCTAGATGCACAGGCTACGGCGATGATTATGAAACTACTCTAACTTGCCCATCATGCATGGCGCAAGTAAAAGAGACTCTAGACTTATCAGAGTGTAGAGAGATGGTTCATGGGTATAACGAACAGGATGCAGAAGAGCCACTGCCTAATGTTGTCGGCCCATCAGCCGCTGGGACATATATGATCACATTGCCTACGACAAACGCTGTTTTCGAAGTCAAGCTAATGAATGGGCGAGATGAAAAAGCATTCGCCAAAAGAATGGAAACCAGAAAGAAGAAGAAACAAGGCGAAGCTCTTATGACTGATCAGTTTAAGACTTTCACAGTTTCTATTAACGGTGTAGACATTCCGCGGCAAATGTATTCTTTTATCGATAATTTGCCCGTAAAGGACTCTAGATTCCTTCGAACGGCTTATAACGCCCTCACGCCTGCTGTAAATCTTAAGCACGATTTTGCGTGTACTGAGTGTGCTTATGAGCAGGAGGTAGAAGTGCCTATTACGGCGCAGTTTTTTTGGCCTGACGCATGAGTATATGGAGGGAGTTTATGAACAATTCTTCCTCCTTAAATATCATGGCGGTTGGAGTTTCATGGAAGCATACAACCTGCCAGTTGGACTGAGAACATGGTTCCTAAGACGACTATCAAAACAGCTAAA